AGTCCGGCGATATCATCTTTCAGTAGATTTTTGATACGCAGGTCAATGTTCAGACTGCGCTTGCGAGGTAGCAGTTTCTTTACGTAATACCTGAGAGCATTCTCGCCCAAGTCACGTTGCTTTGCTGTACCACCTTCAATGCTGATTACAATCATTCTAGTTCCTTTTCTCATTTTGTACATACATTATACTACAGGCAGCAGAATATGTCAAATTCGTAAGTCTTTGATTTGATTGAGGTTTTGAAATTAGTTTTTTCAATGATATCAGTCACTTAGCGATACTAGCTGTCTCTCTAGGTCGGCACAGTAGCGTTCAGTAGCTTCTATGTCGTATTGACTGCCGGAAGTATAGTAGTTTTCCAGCTCACTTTCGGCTGAATTGAGTAGTTCGATTAGTGTTTCTTGGTTCATTTACTTGACTCCTTTATCAATTTAGAATACCATTATGACATGTATTAAGGTGATTGTCAAGTTATAAATAGTATAACACTTTTTACAGGTAATAGTCATGTCGGCTGAGATATTCGAAGAGTTTGCTTCCCTCTTAAATAAAAACATGAAAGTAAATAACTATCAGGTTAATCCTAGTCAACCTAAAGGATCTCCTGGCAGAAATGATAAATCTTACAGAATGATAAGAATGTTTTTGATCAATAAAACTAATGACACCAGTGATACTACTATACCAAAATTAAAAACTTTTCTTGAAAAAAATAAAAGCGTTAAAGAACTAAAATACAATGAAATATCTCCGAACAGCTCTAAGTTTCCTAGTTATACTTTGGAATACAAACAAGTCAAGTTCGATGTCATTGTAGCTAGGGGGGCAAACAAAGGTGAAAACTTTGAGCAGTCTACTATTAAAAATTTAGACTCCTTCTTTACAAATAAGACCGGTGTCGGAAATTTAGGTTCAGTCTTGAAAAAAATGAATGATGCTAATCCAGACTTCGCTAAATCAGAAATAATAAGAGCAGAAAAAACTCCCGGCACTACGCTGAAAGAAGGAGTAGAGTTGAGCAAGTTAGGAAGAATAATAAGCGATATCTCTCTAGTAGATAATGAAGGCAAAGAATGGTACGTATCATTGAAGGATATAAACGGAGACACCTTTAGTTCTTATTCTGGTGCGGCATCCTTGTTTGATAAAGATGGAAACTTACAAGCAGATTCAAAGGGTGCAGAATTTTTAAATTCATTCGGAGTTGACTTAAATAAAGTTCAGGCTGGTTTTGATGAAAGAGCAAATAAAAAAGTAAAAAGACCTAAGATACCAGTAAAAAGACCAAATCAAACTGAAATAAAGAAAATATTTGAAAGAGCCTGGGGAGTAGATTATTTCTATGTCAGAAGAGGTGTCCCTGAGTGGAAAGTTTTTTGGTTAGATAGAAAAAAACTAAATGAATTGTCTGAGAGGATGATAATAAAAAACATAAGATATCTAGTAAGTCTTCTAAACAAATAACTATTGTTTGTTCTACTGCTAAACAAAACTATATAATAGAGATAAGAAATTCTAAAGCGGGTGAATATCCAAATGATACTAAATTCAAAGTAACCAGATAATGGCAGCTACACTCTTTTTTATATTTAAGCACCGAAACGAATACTTCATTGTAGATAACACGAAGGTTGACACTGTGCCTAAGCCTCGTGAAATGATTCTGCGAGGCTCTACCATTGAGCAGATAAGAGAAGCAGCCGCTAAGATGAAGCTTGAGATAACACACGACACCGCAAGAGCAAGGACACGCAAACACACCGAAGAAGGCAGACAGCGCATTCGTGAGGCTAAGTTAGGCGATAATCATCCTGCGGTGAAGAATGGTAGATCGCAAGAGTTTCGTGACAAGGTGTCTAAAACTATGACAGGCACTCGGCGTGGTGAAAACAATCCAATGCACGGTCACAAGCATCGAGACTCTACACGACAGAAGATGTCAGAGGCAAGACGCAAGCGTGGTAAATACAAATGGATATGTGGGCCTGAAGGAGCGACTATTATACCAGAGTATGAACCTATTCCTGAAGGATGGTTCGCTGGTAAAATATATGATCCTTACAAGCCCACTGATCTAGACGACTGAGTATTCGAAGTTATCCGTTTCAGCATTAGATCCTATCATAACAGCACCGTTGCTGATGTGAAACTTTGTAGCCATCTCAGTTTTGGGTGACAGAGTAACAATCCTAGGCCAATAACTCTTAGCAATCTCTGCGTGTTCTTGTTGAACAAATCTTAGTAAACACTCAACGATCTGCCTGCCTGCTCCCTTCTTGTAAGACCAAACAGTGTAAGGTGTCACAATCATTTCGTGTCCATCTGTGCTGTCTAAGTCTAACTCAGTTTCTGGCACACTACTAGTGTAAGCACAACAGATCACCGCTAGAACTTCAGAGCCTTCAACTAATGCGAACGCTTTCTTTCTACCAGTAGTTCTGTACTCTGCTGAAAGATGTGGTCGAACTGGATCATCTTTGATATAAGGAGTGAGTTGCTCAGTGTTGAGATGTACAAAGTTTCTCATTATAAAATTCCTAAGATTTTTTTGAAGCCGTCTTTGATTTGGGAGATGCCTTCTTTTTTACGGTCTTTTTTACAGGCTTATTATACTCCTCAATGCCAAGCAAAGGCAAACACTTCTCTAGTTTAGGATATATCTTCAACAGTGTACCATCTTTGACTGCTGTGAGAATATTTGCTTCTACTGACTGAACTGCTTCAAGAATATTGACCCATTGTTGCTCACGCTTCCAATCAGGTAGATTATTCATGTTACTGTTAGGATCAACAAACTGCTTTACCCTGCGCCACTCAAGCGTGAGTGTAGTCTCACCCATACCTTCAGGAATGTCATCTTCAATCTTAGTAGTCTCTGGCATGCCTTCAGGCAAGTTCCAATTAGGCTTCTCTGCACCTACACCCATGCGAACGATAGGCACTACTGTTTGATTTTTAGCACCCCATTCTTTGAGTCGTGCTACTTGCCCTTCAGGCTTCTTCTCTTCAAAGACCCACTTGAAGCCGTCATCAATTTGTCTAAAACTTTTAATCATCTTCTATCTCCCATTCAACTTCGTAACCGCCTTTGCGATCTGTCCACAGATCATCTTCACGATCATAATCAAAATCTTGCATGAAGTCAAAAAACTCATCAGACTCTTCTGCATAGTGTTCCATAAAGGAGTCTACACTGCCAAAGGTGTTGATGATATCTTCTTCTGGCACATCGTATGTGAACGTGCTTGTCATTTGATGATATTCTCTTTTCACAATTTCCATTAGAAGTCTCCAATAACTTCAATCATATTTTTCATGCGGTTCTTGATAAAATAATTCATCAACTGTGATCTATCACCGCCCTGTTGTCGTTCGTAACTACTTATAATCTCATCTTTAATGTCTTGTGGAGTTTTACTCAAATCAACAAGCAATTGATTACGATTGTATCCGTGTGACATGTCAGAAGTAATCCATTGTTCAGGCGGTGTCACTTTCCATTCTGCGAGAAGATTTTTACGAATAGACTTCTGTCGAGTGCCTTCTACGAAGCAGTTATCACCTGACAGCATGTTAGGCACACCGTCACCCTTGTCGCCTGTAATGATATGTTCCATCAGAACAGCCGATGCAGGCTCTTTGATCTTAATCCATTTCTTTTGTGCAGGAGCGTATTGCTTCACATTGCTCCATTTCTGAAGTTGATTGAAATCATGGTCTCCTGACAGCACGAGAAAAGGTATCTGTGATCCTTCATCGAACAAGCCGTTAGCTTCTCCTGCTGTTTGTGAATATTCAGCAAGCACACCAATCACATCGTCAGCTTCTGCACCGTCAACATCAATAACAGGATAAGGAAAGAATTCATCTAGTTCTGCTCGTATAGTATGAAGTGCTTCAAAGATAGCTGACCAGTCTAGATCACTGTCTGAACGAGCTTTCTTTCTGCCAGCCTTATACTGAGGAAACACATCTCGTCTCCAGTATCGTCGGTTATCACATGCAATAATTAATTCTTCACCAAACTCTTGTGAGAACTTATTTTTGTACGAACGAATTGTGTTAAGAATCATATGACGAAGAAGTGGAAGATCGACATCTATATTAGAGCCGCCTCTGTGTCCCACTTCTCCCATGAAGGTAGCGATTGCTACCTGATTAAAGTCTACTACCATCATCTTATATAATCCTCACAATAACCATATCGGGCAATAAGCGTTTTCGTGCTGCTAACTTCTTGCCTCTTACAGTGTCTACAAATTTGTGCAAGCCATTCTTTCTTGCTGCCATAAACTCTGGCATCTGTACTTCTGGCTTGCGTAATGTCTTCTCGTAAGACTTTGCGTCTGAATAGTTATCTATACTCGTACCTTTGACACCTAGTGTGCCTTCGTAGTCAGATGCATAAACACCTAGTTTCTTTCGCTTCACATCATACACCCAAACTTCTGATGCGCCAATGATGTCAACAGGATTCAAACTCTTGAGATTGAGTTCGGCAAACTCTGGCAAATACTTTAGCTTGCGAACAAGTTTAGTCTTGTCAGTGGGTCGTTTGCGCTTGATACGAACAATCTTCTTTGACTGTTTTGTCTCAAGCAATCCTGTCTGTAGATCATTGAAGTAAGCAAGAATGTTTTTCAGTGTTGACTTTTTGAGGTGTGAGTAGCCTTCGATAAGATCACTGTCACCATCTTCACTGCTTCTTGCTATCTCCAACTCTCTGAACTCTGTAGCGAGAACATCAAGTTCGGTGTATGCCTTAGACAGTTCGGCAGCATTCAACTTGGCATTGTCTATTAAGGTAGTGACATTCACTTTACCGTTTCGTACAATAACATCTATTGTGCCATCTGCCATGTTGATGAAGTCATTGAGATTGCTGCGGATAGGAACGACAGGTGCTTTTGGCGCCTCTTCTTTCTCTACAACAATTTCTTTTGCCTTCTGCACTAGATCATCTTTGATGCTGTTAAGATAAGTCACATGCGCTTCTGTCATGTAACCTAGCTTTGACCAAACATAACCATACTTGCCGAACATTACTAAGCGAGAGTCTGGCAGCTTGCTGATATGTTGCATATCTTCGGCTGACCAGTTCTCTTTCATCCACTTCTTGAGAGGTGCTACACCAGATTTCTCTTGCACCTCATAGTGGACGAAATACTCACAATCGCTGAACGCTTTAACACGGTCAGCCTCGTCAGTATATTCTTTGAACTTCTTCCAATCTGGTACTGGAAGAACATATGTGCTGCGTTGTCGTTTTGCCATAAAAGGACTCCTTTAATTGTTATAGTAATTATAACACCAGAAAGTCGCTTTGTCAAGCATTAATTTGGGGATCTGATATACTCATTCTGTACAGTAAAATCAATGACTTTATCGAACTTGATTGTTCGCCAGCCTTGCTTTTCTGTATCAAACACAGTCAGGACAGTAGGCGACTTCGCCTTTCCTGTACCCTTCGTTGCTGGTACTACATTCTCTTGTAGGGTACATTTCATGTTGCGAACAGTGCCGTCAGCCTTTTCAAACTGGACTTCACATTCATAACGTGTTAAGTAGTCTACTACTTTGCCTTGCCATTTTGCATCGTTACGTTCGGAGTGGTATGTCATAATTTATTTCCTTTCTTGTCAATTAACCATTCAAGTTTTTTGCGAACTCTTCTATCAAGCCGCTGTACATGTTGCATATCATCATCGGTGATTTCTATAGACTCTTCTGATTCTGATTCCTCAGTAGGTTCTATGCCGAAGTCTTCGGTGACTGTACCTGTATCCTCTATATCTTTATCTGACATAAAAGTAATGCTCTCACCTCTTCTTTCTTTCATACTCATATTAGCCGCTACAACAAGCAAAATAGCTAACGGATCAAATACTAGTATCAACAATATTATCACAAACCTTACTGTCTTGTCAAGCGTTTCTTTGTCTGTATTACCATAAATAATCTCAGCGACATAAAGTAGTGGCCCGACTTCTACCTCTATCAAAAGCTGCTCTGTCTCTAGGACTAACTTATCATCCGACAATAGGTCAATGGAGGCTATGGCTTCGTCAATGGAGGTGTTTAGTTGAGTTCTCTCGTCAGCTTGTCTTGCTCTAGTAGCCACAGCTCCATCATCACCTCTGATTCTGTCATAGTCGATGAGGGCTTGTACTGTCTCGTCTAGCTGCGAGAGTACCGTCTCAGCGTCTGTAATGCGTCTCTGTTCGCTTTCTATGCGCCTGTCGAGTCTAGCTACCTGTAGCGTGTTGTCGCCCGTAGAGACGCTGTGTTCGAGGTGTGCTTTACTTAGAAAGCCAAAGATGCCCATCGATGTGATGACGGACAGAATAATAACTGCTGCCGTAAAGTATGACTTCATGGCGAGTGCTGTCTTGTTCCAGTACCGATAAAGCCACGATGCTGTGACGAGTTTTGCCACTTCCAATACAACACCCATTGCGAGAATAGGTTCTGCCGCTGCTGGAAAGATTGCCATGAGACCGACAATCGAAAAATAACCTGCTACTGTAGATACTGCCAATGCTGAAAATAAAAGTAAGGCTATGAAGAACATTTTGGTGTCCACTCTATGGGCTCGAAATCTGCCAACGGTTCCTTGTTGAGTCGAATATTGAGCATGGAATTTAAACACTTAGGATCGTGTCGTTGTTGCCATTGTAGAAGAAACTCTTGCATTTTAGCCCACGACTTTTTGTCGTATTCAGCGAGTGTTTCCTTCTCAAGCTGTCCTTCGTATTCTAGGACATACCTGGAAGACCCATAATATTTTTCATAAAGTTTCTGTGTTTTACCAGAGTAACCTATGTAGTATGTACCATCAGGAAAGTAGGTGCAGTATACTCTATGTACCTGCGGTTCCTTCTTCTTCTTTTTCTTCGCTACCATCTAGTGTTCCTTCATCATCAGAAACACTATTTATATCTGGTTTAAGATTACTTTCGTCTTCGCCTTCATGGCCCCTTTGTCTATTTCCTTCGCCATTCAATTCTGTTAAGTCTTGTTGAGTCTTTCTGAAGTCTTTATCTTCTGGCATGCTTTTCATATAATCCTCCGCAGTGGTAAATTTCAAGTCGGTGTCGTTCTTCTTACCGAATATTTTATCCCAATTGTCTTCGAATTTTTTCTTGTCTACTTTTCGTTGAGCAGACCCTTTGCCTCCATGCCACTGTGTCATTACCAGTCTTCCTCTGTTTCATTCTCATCTGTAATAAAATCATCCAATGATGCTTCTATGTCCAATTCGCATCCACAAAACGAGCAAAAGCTAACAACATAGTGCCTGTCAGACATATCGTGCTTGACTTTATATTCAGCTTCGCACTCTTCGCACTCTATAGTTTTACTGATTATGATACTTGACATACTTCGATTCCTGCCTGTTCTAAAAAGTCTCTACCGCATCCCTTTGATGCTTCGTACTCATTTATATAGTACACCTGAGAGATGCCAGCTTGATAGATAAGTTTAGAACACTCGATACAAGGAGTGTGTGTAACAAATAAGGTAGCACTTTTGCTAGATTCGGTTGACTGGCACAGCTTCATTAATGCGTTAGCTTCTGCATGTAGGACTTCTGGTTTTGTCTTATACAAGGAACTGTCTGTAAGCATACCTTGCTTTTCTTTAAATGAACCTAAATATGTTTCACAATTATTGTCCCAACCTGAGGGTGTGCCATTATAACCGACTGACAGTATTCTGTTGTCTCTTACAATAACACATCCTACTTTTAGTTTTTTTGCTGTAGATAGCATTGCTGTCTCTTTGGTTACTTTGACATAATACTGTATCCATCTATCACGAAGTTTTTCCCAATTATTCATGCCCAAACGTCACCCCAATCACCAGACAATGCGCCCCGGGCGTAATCTGTGCTGCGATTCTCAAAGAAGTTAGTGTGCGTAGGTGCATTGATCATTTCTTCTACCCACGGCAATGGATTCTTCTTCACTTTAAAGATGCCTCTGAGTCCAAGACTAATCAATCGTCTGTCAGCGATGTATCGAATGTATTTCTTAACTTCTTCTGATGTCAATCCTTCCATTGCTCCCATTGCAAACGCTAGGTCAATAAACTTATCTTCAAGCTCTACCATTCTCTCGGCTATAGAGTATATTTTACCTTTGAGGTCATCGTTCCAAATATCAATGTTCTCGTTGATATACTCACGAAATAGTTTGATCATAGCCTCTGCATGTTGCGTCTCATCTACAATTGACCATGTAACAATCTGTCCCATACCTTTCATCTTACCATGTCGTGGGAAGTTGAGCAGCATGATGAAGGACGAGAACAATTGCATGCCTTCAGTAAATGCTGAAAAGGCTGCAATGTTAGATGCGATTGTACCTTTGTCTTGAGTTTCTATTGAAAGCTCTTGCAGATAGTCGTGCTTATCCTTCATCGCATCGTATTCTAGGAACTCATTGTAAGTAGACTCAGGCATACCAAGAGTCTCAATCAAATGCGAGTAAGCTGCAACATGAAGTGCCTCTCTTGCTGCAAATCCGGCGAGCATCATGCGAACTTCTGGCTGCGGGAAGTTAGGCAGGTAGTTATTGATATAAGCACCTGCTACATCAATATCGCCTTGCGTGAAGAACCTAAAGATGTTTGTGAGAAATCCTTTCTCTGCGTCTGATAGTTTGCTCTTCCAATCTTTCACATCTTCGTTCATCGGAACTTCTGTGTGCAGCCAATGACTCTGCTCATGTTTTAGCCACGCATCATATGCCCAAGCATAGTTGAATGGTTTGAAGTATGCTCGTTCATCTGTTAATTTTAATTTTGTTGACATATTTACTCTACAATGTTTACTGGAATTGGTGTCTTTTTAATTGTTGGAAACTTGAACGAAGAATCAGCGTGATGAATTCTTCTATTTTTAGTTTCGTCGGAATAACCTACGCCCATCAGAAGAAGAGGCTCGTTGTCTAGTCCAAGAACTTCTTGCATTTTTTGTGGCTGAAAACAACCACAACAACCAGTAGAATACCCAAGCAATGAGCCAGTAAGATTCAGATAGCCCGCTGCGATACCGATTGCAGTGTTTCTGTCTTGTGCTTCAACTGCGTCAGTATCAAACTCAAATTCTGGATTAGGATGCTGCTGTACATTATCCTCAGAATACTTTTCAAAAACAACAAGTAAGTTAGCTAAGACTTGTGAGTTAGTTTGTGGTTGAAACTTTGCAGTATTCTCATTGATTGTAAGATAGTTACCAAAACCAACTGTATTAGCATGCGCTTTCTCGATAACATCTCGGTTAGTGATGAAGTGTACTTTGTAGAAAGCCTTGTTCTGCTTACTAGGACACTGCGTCACTGCTTCAAGCATTGTATCGATATCTTCTTGTGGAATTTCTTTTGACAAGTCCCAGTTTCTCTGGCAATGCTGGCTCTTGTGGATTACTTTTTTCATGTCTGTTATTGTGTTCATATTTTTATTCCTTCTAGTTTGTTTAATAGTTCATTCTCATAAGATTCATCAAACAAATGATATACGACTGTTTGTTCTGTGTATCTGATCATGCACTTTCCGAACATTGTCATCGGTTGAGTTCTCAGATCGCCTTCTTTGTAGTGTCTTGGCTTAAGGTATCTACCATCTTTAATTTCACTATCATAGTGGTAGTTAGGATATCTGTTTACATCTGTTATGCGTACAAGTTTTTCTGCTAGTTCTGTATTGTGGGCTTCAAATGTATCAATGAGTCCTAGGTAGTCTTCTTTGTATGCTCTGTCAGCAATACAAGCTCCTAGAAGATTCATAGTAATAAATGCCTTTTTACTTAGCTTTGCTTTGTGTGAACGAATAGAATATCCTCTACACAGAACATAAATGTTAGGATCTTCGTCAAAAGGATAATAACCGTGACCAGATATTACTTCACCATCTTCTCTGTAAATATAATATCCAGCTCTTCCATCAAATCTCTTTTCTATATATAAACAATGCAACAAACAACCGGGACGATTTTTCCAATCATGTGGCCTGAACACTTCTGTGCCAGGCCTGTCATCATCGATTGCTGCTTCACAAAAAGGCATGATCTTTTCTATCGGATAAGTGCTATCTATCCTTTCAACGAATCTTTCTTTCATTATCCCTCACATGCCAAGCATTCATCGTTGTTCACAAGTGCTGTCATATCAAGTTCTTTGATAATCTGTCTCTCAATACGATTAGACACTTTGTCTGCCTTGCCTAGTTTTTCTGAACGGCAATAGTACAGAGTCTTGAGTCCTTGTTTCCATGCCATATAATGAATAGCATGTAGATACTTAATATTAGAATCTGGTCTAAAGAAAAGATTCAATGACTGTGCCTGATCAATAAACTCTTGGCGAGTCGCTGCGTGTTCAATTACCCATCGCTGATCAATTTCCATCGAGGTCTTGAATACATCTTTATCCCAATTATCTAAGAAGTTTAAGTGTTGGACTGATCCGTCGTTTGAGATGATTGATGACCAGATTTCATCTTCTGCCTGTTTTGTTTCGCCAGCTTCAATCTTACTCTTAATGAGTTGTACCAGATACTTATTCTTATTGAGATAAGATCCAGATAAGGTATCCTGACGATACGCATTCGCTCGAAAAGGCTCAATACTAGGCGAAGTGTTGCCCATAATGATACTACTAGAAGCATTGGGAGCGATAGCCATAAGATGACTAAATCTAATACCTCTTCCAGCAGCGTCTGGCGCTTCACCTCGTTCTGCACCCAACTCTTTGTTGGCTTCATTCAACTTTCCTCTGATGTGTTTGAACATATTTAAGTTCATGCCCTTTGCCATCGCACTTTCCCACGGAATGTTTTTCTTCTGCAATGCGGCATGAAAACCTAGCGCACCGATACCAATACTTCGTTCTCGGCTTGCTGAAAATTTAGCACGAGCAACTTGATCAGGAGCATTGTCAATAAAAAATTGTAGAACATTGTCGAGCATTTCTGCCATATCTTTAAGAAATAGTCCATTCTTTTTCCATGAGTCGTAGTATTCTAAGTTTACAGATGACAAACAACAAACTGCTGTACGGTCTTTGTTTGTAGGCAGAATAATTTCTGAACACAGATTCGATTGATGTACTTTCAACCCTAGTTCTTTCTGCCACTCAGGTAGATGTCTATTGCTTGTGTCAATGAAGTGAACATACGGCTCACCTGTCTCCATACGAAGCTCTAATACTTTTTGCCAAAGACCACGAGCAGACACTGTTTCACGAATCTCACCTGAGTTAGGATCAATTAAGTTCCAGCCGTCATCTGCGGTAGGATCAGTCATACATCGTTCAATGATTTCCATGAAGCGGTCAGAGATATTGATTCCGTGATGTAGGTTCAAGCATCGAACATTCGGATCACCTGTCGGCTTACGCATTTCAAGGTACATTAGAACATCTGGGTGAGATATATCCAAGTAAGTAGCGTAAGAGCCCCGTCTAGTGCGGCCCTGGCGATATGCGAGGCACGATGAATCGTAAGTCTTGAGATGAGGCATAACACCAACAGACTTATCATCAGAGGAACGGATACCAAAACCAATCCCAACGCCACCACCAAGCATAGAAAGCCAATTTGTTTCAGAAAGATTTTCAACGAGACCCTCTGCTGTGTCATCGATGAAGTTTAGAAAGCATGAGATAGGCATGCCTTTCTTTGAGCGACCATAGGAAAGAATAGGGGTTGAATAAGATAGCCAATGCTTGCTACTGTACTCATACAATCGTTGTGCGTGTTCTGGATTGCTACCGAACTTGCTACTTACATAAGCAAATCTTTCTTGAGGAGATTCTTCATCTTCTCGCATATAACTTTCTTTCAATCGAGCAAGACCCAGTTTATCAAACAATGCGTCTCTGGCGTAGTCTATCTGTACGCCCATATATTCTTTCTTCGCCATTTATAATTCCTCTACCGCTTTTGCTACATCAGGAAAATGATGACTTATCACACGCCAACACTGTTCTGCAACTTCGATATGTTCTTTTTGTGTGCCATTTGACATTCTCAGTTTACAGTAATGTAACCACGACCTGAGAGTTCCTGACATGTATAGTGTTGTTTCAGTATTGCCTTCTGGTAACACTGCCCTTGCTTGTTCTTTTGCTATTCCGTTTTCGAGCGCCCACTCGTAGGCATCGTTTGCTGCGTTGATGACTGTCTTTTGCGCCATGTTCCAACTTTCTGCCAGTTCACGGTCTTCTGTGTCGATGCTGTTTTGACGATTCTTCTCGTCTTGAAGGCGACATTCCCTCGTTTCAAAGTTTGTTGATTTCGCATATCTTTGTGAAAATTCCTGGAAACTAAAACTACGATGCCTTAAAATCTGTCTAGAGATGTCACGAGTAGTCGTAATCTCAATTGTGACAGAAACCATCTCAAATGGGCTCCAATGTTCATGTTTTATTAGATATCCTAGTAGTTTTGATGCGGTTTTGGGACTATTTTGGTTGTCAGGGTTACTTACTCTTGCTGTGTATGCAATCAATTCATTGGCCGTATAACATCCAGTCGTGGCAGATGGCTGCGTCATTCCCACTAAAGCTGCTGTACTCATTAACATTTTCTCCATGCTGTAAATTCAAGTTCTGCTTCAAGTCCTTCATAAGTATTACTATCTATAATATACTTAATATCATCTTTTGTCAACCCAGAAAGTATCATATCGTTAATATCTTTCTCTTCAATATCACTTGGCCACAAACAGACTTTGTTGCCTGCTTTTATCTGTTTCTGTATGAGAGCGCAGATTTCTTTGTTTCTAGGCTGATTATCGAATATTACTGTAAAATATGTAAGTCCAATTGAATCAATTTTATGAAACGATGATCCCGCTGCTGCAATTGAGTTATCGAGAAACAGACTATCAATAGGACCTTCTACAATATAAACTTCCTTAGTCTTATCTATAACATCTAGACCAAAGATTGTAGGGACATCTTCCTTTATTTTAAGATTGATATATCTAAGATTTTCGCCTCGAATACCTCTCAATGCCATACCAGAAATTTGTCCACTCTCTTCAATGAACGGCAGAGAAATTCTGGGCTGTTTTATATTTAGTGCTTTTGAGTATTTAGAATTTAGCTGAGACAGATTACGAATATCATCAACATAATACAGTCGATGAAACTGGCTTTCGGGTATCATTCGTTTTTTGGCGTACTGAACTGCCTCATGATCAAACGGCAATGTGTCAAGTCTGTCCATGAGTCCGTCAATGATACTGAGCGGCTTGTCAAATTGAGGCTTAAAGTCAAACGCAAAATCTATGTTTTCTTTTTTCTTGACTACTGGTTCGTCTTTCTTGACAAACTTTTCTAGTACATATTCTTTATATAATAGGGGATCAAGTGTCTCTAGGAATTTGCCAATAGTTGTGCCATAATCACAATTGTGGCACCGATAAAACATATTAGCTTCTTTCTTATAGAAGTAGCCACGAGCTTTATTTTGTTTGCCCGAAGAGTCTCCACAGATAATACACCGACAATTGAATAAATAATCGTCTTTGCGTTTGAACAAAGGAAGCCGATTAGATATCATGTTGATGTATTTGAGATCAATATAAAGAGACATAAAAAAACCTATATGTTAGTATAGGTTTATTATAGTACATTAGTGATGTGTTGTCAAGCATTATTACAATAGAACTGACCCTAGATTCAAGCCGTTTCCTAGAATGACTCCGCCGGCAAGAACTATGCCGAGCAGAATCCAGCGCCATCTTTCTAGTGCAGTCAGTCTATCTTCTAGCTTTGACTGCTTGTCGCCGAGGTGCGATTTGAGGTCTTTGATGGCCTCTAATACTTTATCGATTTCGTTTGACATTTTCTGTTCTATCTCTCTCGTATTCGTAGTGAGTCTTGAATGGAGGTCTTTAACTTCATCGTCAAACTTATCTTCTGCTTCGTCCATATCTTTTCTCAGCTCCTCAAAATGAACTTCACCATCTTTGAGACGCTGTTCATGTACTGCTAGTATCTGTCCGATGTTGTTTGATACATCGGCAATTTTATCTAATGCTGTTTCTAACTTGTTAAGAAGTTGCCCAAATTGAGACACCTCATTTTTTATAACAGCAATATCTGTGTCCAATGACTTAACTGTCGCCATTTTTCTTCTTCTTTTTTCTGCGTATCATTGGCATCATTACAGGATCACGACCAGGTTCACCCTTTGGTCCTATACCTATTCCGTCAATCCCACCAGCGCCTGCTGCGTTGGCTGCCACTTCTTCACCTAAAAAGAATCTGAATGACATTGTGTTATGCTCTAAAAGTTTTGATTCTGCGATTACTTTTTCGTCCGTCTCGTAGATAGTGAGTAGGATATCAAGTTCGGAATCAGTGTAATCTTTTACTTCTTCTTCTCTTAGTATACTAATTGCTGCTGCAAGTGTCAAGAGTCTTTTAGAATTTCTGTCAGGTGATTTTATCAAAGCAGCTTGTACTTTAAATACAAACCGTTGAAGCATTGAGTATGCGTCTTTTTCTGTGGGCGTCTCAGGTTTCTTGATTCGCTTGCCGTTAGCATCAATAATACCAAGTTCATACGCCTTAGATTTCTCGACAGGTGTGGTTAACATCTTGAGAATTCTGAGTGTTATATATCCATCTGCCAATCTAGACATTAAAGAGCCCTTAGTACTTTTATCAACTCATTATTGAGAGGTATATCTGTTTCTTTTATACCAGGTGAAACTACAGTTTCTAATGGCATTCTGTGTAAATACACTAGATATGTTTTCAAGTCTGGCCAAAGTTCTTTTCCCAGTTTATAAAACAACATATCAGTCGTAGCTTCACCAAACACATTGTATAGAATTACCAGATGATTTAACACTAGTCTTTCACTGCTTTCGCCTGTGTTTTTATATCGATTTAGAAGACGCTTGACGTATTTAAATTTTTTCAAATCGTCTTCTAAATCTTTCATGCCCATTGAACCGGGAGTATAATAATTTTTTACAGCATACAACAAAAAATTATCTTCATTCAATTCTACCATTATTTAATCCTATGCTACTGTAGCGGTACCTCCAATGAAATACCATCTGCTATTAGTATATAGAAGGGTTGCAGTCTCGCCTGCCGCATCAAAAGATATGTCGTTAGCGATAGTAGAATCCTGTAGTGTTATTGTGTGACCACCTGCATTAGCAGTCATGATAACAATTTTAATCTGCCCATCAACACCCGCAGCAAGTGTACAGTTACCAGTAGTTGAAAAATTCGACAGATATGTAATGTTAGTGGTTAAGATTATTGCACCGGGTGCAGTTTGCGTATTAGTATCAGTAATAGCAATCGTATCGCTGAAACTAACAGGCGTGGCAACATCAGCAAACAAAGTAGCGACAGTCGTTTTCTTACTGTCACTACCTCTTACTGTATATAGTATATCAGTTGCAGCGGCCGTAGTGACCGCTGTTAGTTCTGATAATTTCGCATCTGCCATATTAAATACTCCTTAAATTAAAAAGTATTTATTACGAGTCTGGGAATTCGGCGTCATCATCTGCTCCACCGGCTGCTTCATATTCAGCATCAGTGAAAGCATCTGCCATCGCTACTATTGTCTCATATTTTGTTCTAGAACCGACTGTAGTTCTGCGTACCCAGCCTGGCTGAGTAATACCTGGTGTGGCTGCTACTTCTGCTTCGTCAACCATAAAGATTTCCGATGCGGGTACACCAGTAATTACTGGCTTAACTGATTTTGACCATGCGGACATTATAGTTCTCCTGTTGTTTTAAATTGTTCTATAATTTGATTAAGTTCTTTGTAGGCTTCAATCTTTTCTTTG